ATCAAAAACAAATCCCCAATCTCTTACTGAGTGGCGGTGCAGGTGTTGGTAAAACTACAATTGCAAAGGCTATGTGTAATGAGATTGGTTGCGATTTTCTAGTAATCAACGGTTCAGACGAATCTGGCATCGATACATTTCGTGTTAAGATTAAGAACTATGCTTCATCTATGTCACTAACTGGTGGTCGTAAGGTCATCATTATTGATGAGGCAGATTATCTAAATCCCAATTCAACACAACCTGCACTTCGTAATGCGATTGAAGAGTTTGCAGGCAACTGTTCGTTTATCTTTACTTGTAATTACAAAACTCGCATCATTGAACCATTGCATAGTCGCTGTGCAGTTATTGACTTCAATCTAAAGAACGGTGAGAAGGCTAAGATGGCATCTGCTTTCTTTAAGCGAGTTCAGATGATTTTGCAAAGTGAAAAAGTTGAGTTCGTTGATTCGGTTATTGCAGAATTAATTAAGAAACATTTTCCCGACAATCGCCGTATTCTGAATGAGTTGCAACGATACTCACAGTTTGGTAAGATTGATACTGGTGTTCTCGCACAGATTGGTAATGTTCAACTTACAGAAATTACTAAACACATCAAAGATAAAGACTTTGGTGCAATTCGTAAATGGGTTGGTGGTACAGACATTGATGCGAATGTTTTGTTCCGTCAACTGTATGATGCATTGTATGATGTAATGAAACCTCAATCTATTCCACAAGCAGTTTTGATTATCGCAGAGTATCAATACAAACAAGCATTTGTTGCTGACCAAGAAATCAATATGGTCGCATGTCTAACCGAGCTCATGGCAACATGTGAGTTTGTATGATAGATTTATTAAAACCTACTTTTGATTGGATTAAAGATGACTGGATTTCTAATCGTTTTCGTTTTGTTATTGAGTTACTTGCTTGGGCTGTTAGTATTGGGTGTAGCATTACTATGGCACTTACAGTACCCAACCCTCCACTTCTCGCTCTTTATCCTGTTTGGATCGCTGGTTGTGCCATGTATGCTTGGGCTGCTTATACTCGGAAATCATTTGGGATGCTTGCTAACTACATCTTGCTAACTGCAATTGACACCATTGGTTTAGTGAGAATGTTATGAGTAATCCATTTGATTATCTAAACGCAATTCTTCAAAACAAGAAACAGTTAATTGTCGATGAGTTAACAGAAAAAGACTATTCGCCATTTATGGTTAATAGAGGTCTTTCTTATCACAAAGACTGTATCATGTATGCGAATGAAATGAACAGTTGCCACTTCTTAGATAAAAAGTTACAAAATGACTTTTTACTAAATACCGTGCGGTCACAGAAACGACCGTTTGCGAAGTGGGTAAAGTCTGCGAAAAGTGAAGATTTAACATGTATAAAACAAGTCTTTGGCTTCTCTGATTCAAAAGCATCTGAAGCTGTACGCCTACTCACCAAAGAACAAATCCAACAACTAAAAGAACAAACCGATATCGGTGGATTGAAGAGGTAATAAAATGGTAGACTTGAATAAGTTTGTTGAGGTAACACTCAACGAACAGGATGACTTTTTAAAAGTTAGGGAGACACTCACTCGAATTGGTGTGTCATCTCGCAAAGAGAAAGTTCTTTACCAATCATGCCACATTCTGCACAAACAAGGTCAGTATTATATTGTACACTTTAAAGAATTATTTGCGTTAGACGGAAAACCATCTAACATTTCAGAGAATGATATTCAAAGACGAAATGCTATTGCAAACTTGTTAGAAGAATGGGGTCTAGTAAAGATAATTAACCGCAAATTGTTGGAAGACAATATTGCACCACTACATCAGATTAAGATAATCTCCTTCAAAGAGAAAGATGATTGGGAATTAATTGCTAAATATAACATTGGCAAGAAACTACACGAACATTAAAATGAGATTAAATTATGAAAATCGTGAAACTAAAGAACCGCTACAATGGAGAAATTGTCTATTGTAAAGATATTAATGATGTGAGTGTTGAAGGCAATTACACTTTCATCAAAGTATATAAAGAAGAATTACCTGGCAGAATTTACTTGGTCAACAAAGACGCTTATGTTTTGGTGACTAAATAAATGCGTGACGCCTTCGGGGTCACATTTAATTAACTCGCTTAATAGGAGAAAACTATGACATTAGGACATATTTCATTTGGTCCATTGCACCACTCTACACTCGGCTTTGACCGATTTTTTGATAATGTTGAAAAACTTATGAATGTAGATGTGCAAAAATCTGTATCAACCTTTCCACCACACAACATCGTAAAACTAGATGACACTCGGTACATCGTAGAACTTGCCGTTGCAGGATTTTCTAAAGATGAAATCGACATTTCAGTTGAAGATGGTAAATTAACTGTTAAAGGTGAAAAGGAAGATAAAGAAAGTAAATTACAATACCTACACAAAGGTATTGGCACAAGGTCTTTCACAAAGACACTCACCATTGCAGATACAATCGAAGTAAAGGGTGCTGAGTTTAAGGATGGTATTCTAAGTATTGGCTTAGAGAATATTATTCCTGAACATAAGAAACCTCGCAAGATTGAAATTGGTGAAGGTTTGAAATCATTCAAACCACAACTGCTTCAAGAAGCAGTATAAACGGTAGGGGTCGCAATGACCCCTATTATTGCCACACCTCTATAGAATTATTTGATATAATATGATTATGAAACCTGATAAAAACTTTAAACTCCCTAAGCAAGTAAAACGAACAATGGCGACCTTGGTCAATGCCGTTGAACGAAATGAATACAAGAATCTTATGATTCAAGCCGAACTACACTCTCGCAAGATGGAGAGAGTCAGTAAAAAAGATAAATCAAAATCGAATGTTACCGAGTAAATTTGCTAATGCTCATATGAAGGCGGCTGAGGTTTATTCTCAGTTGTCTTCTGCGAGGCGGTTACATGTTGGTTGTGTTGTTGTAAAAGACAACACAATTATCGGCATTGGTTACAATGGCATGCCTTCCGGTTGGGATAACAATTGTGAAGATGAAATAATAATAGAAGAAGATGAAAAGTTTATAAAAGGTTTAAAAACTAAGCCAGAAGTTCTTCACGCTGAAACTAACGCACTTGCCAAGATTGCACGGTCAACTAATTCAAGTGATGGTGCAACCATGTTCATCACACATGCACCTTGTTTAGATTGTGCAAAGTTAGTTTATCAATCCGGAATCAAGTCTGTATATTATCGCAACAGTTATAAAAATACGGATGGTATAAACTTCTTAAATAAATGTAATGTTGAAGTGACAATGATATGAAAATCCACACAGCTAAAGTGACAGAAATTTGTGAGAATGGTGATGCGATTGTTGAATTGCCTGATGAGTTGGTTAAAGAACTTAATTGGCAAATCGGTGACACGCTTGACTATCAGATGAAAGATGGAGCTGTTTTTATAAAGAACCTTAGTAAGGAAAAAAGAGATGCTAGTGCTACCTGATAATATGATTGGTAAACCTATTGGGTTCACCTGTTCAACTTTTGATTTACTTCATGCTGGGCATATTCTAATGCTTGCTGAGTGTAAAACAATCTGTGACTATTTGATTGTTGGTGTTCAAAGTGACCCAACAATTGATAGACCAGATACAAAAAATAAACCAGTTCAATCTGTTGTTGAGAGATATGTTCAACTCTCTGCGGTTAAATTTGTAGACCAAATTATCGTTTATGATACAGAAAAAGACCTTGAAGATATTTTAATGTTCTTACCACTTAGTGTTCGCATTATTGGTGAAGAGTATAAAGATAAAGAATTTACAGGTAAACAAATTTGTGAAGACCGTGGTATCAAAATTTGGTACAACTCTCGCAATCATCGGTTCAGTTCTTCCGAGCTAAGAAATAGAACTTATCAGTCTGAATTGAAAAAGAAAGGCTAATCATGTCTAACATGGCACTTGATGTTAAAGTTTTTATTGATGCTTGTGACCAACAACCATCACCAGACAATGTTCATCTGTATCGCACTTTAATTGCTGAAGAGTATGATGAATTTTGTCAAGCATTAATTATGCGAGATGATGTTGAACAACTTGACGCTTGTATGGATATGATTTGGGTAATTCTTGGTTACTGTTACATGAAAAACTTTCAAGTGTATGGTGCTTGGGAAGAAGTTGCCAAATCTAATCTATCAAAGATTGATAAGAAAACAGGCAAAGTTCTTAAAAGAGAAGACGGTAAGGTAATGAAACCTGAGGGATGGAAACCACCTGACTTAGGCAGTTATGCTAACAAAAAGCTTGCACTCTAACATAATCTATGTTATAATGTATAAAGTAAGTTAATTTAAATAAAGAGGTATAGTAATGAACATTCGTGAATTGGCAAAAAAACTCGCAGTAGAATACAAGTTGCCTAGAGCAGATAGGTATGATTTGTATTTGCGGGAATTTGACAACATGGTTGAGGTTCTTGGTTGGGTACAAGACCCATCCGCAGACATGAACGACTATCGTGGAAGGGAAATGCTTTTCCCCAAACGATGGGTAACTATTGGCGTATTGCCTGCTGGAACATCTGTCAATGTATAGAGTGTGTTACTACATGAACGGCACATCAGCTGTATCATTCAAAGAGTTTGATACACTTGCTGATGCTGTAGATTTTTCAAATAAGCAACCCATTAATTCAGTATTGGAAATTAAATTATATGACAACGAAGCTCGTAACCTTCAAAACGAATCATACGATTCTCGCCGGAGTTGATTGCACAAGTGATGCAGAAATTGTTATCACTAAGCCGGTTCAAGTTATAGTACAACCAACTAAAGATGGTCCGATGATGGGTTTCGCCCCATTCTTAGATTTTGCCGAAGAGTTTACTACAGGCATTAAAATAAGCATGGAAAATGTATTGTGCATTACTACACCAAGTAGAGACCTTGAAAATCAATATAACAAAATGTTCGGTAGTGGTATTGAGATTGCCTCTACTATTCCAAAACTATGATACAATATATGAATGAGTAAATACTATACTAATGTTGCCTGTATTGGCAACAACATATTATATCGTGGCGTTAAAGAAGGCAGGCGTGTAAAGTTAAAAGTAGCTTACACGCCTACTTTGTTTTTGCCATCTAAAAAAGAAACTGCCTACAAGTCACTTGAGGGAGATTTTCTTGAGCCGATGAAATTTGAATCCGTCAGAGAAGCAAGAGACTTCATTAAAAGATATGATGAAGTAACTAACTTTAAAATCTTTGGCAATTCTTCTTATCAATATGCCTTCATTGCAGATGAACAAAAAGGCATGGTCGATTGGAAGATGGAAGACTTGTCTATTGCGATACTTGATATCGAAGTCGGTTCAGAGAATGGATTTCCTGATCCATATCTTGCAAATGAACCAATCACAGCGATTGCCATTAAGTATATCAATGGTGCAATGACTGTATTTGCTTGTGGTGATTACAAAGTTCAAGGTGATGAAGTCTATATCAAGTGTGATGATGAGTATAATCTTTGCAAGAAGTTCCTAAGATTTTGGGAAGAGAATTGTCCTGATGCAATATCAGGTTGGAACATTAAGTTCTTTGATATTCCTTACATTGTAAATCGATTCAACAAAATTCTTGGTGAAGATGAAACGAAGAAACTATCACCATGGGGTTACATCAACAGTCGCAAAACTGTAATGAACAACCGAGAGTTGACCGCATATGATTTTGTAGGTGTCTCTACACTTGATTACATTGAGTTATACAGATGGTATGCGCCAGGTGGTAAATCACAAGAATCATATTCACTAAACAATATTTGTAATGTTGAACTCGGTGAGAGTAAAATCTCCTATGAAGAGTTTGACAATCTACATCAACTGTATAAATTAAATCATCAAAAGTTTATTGAATATAACATTAAAGATGTGGAGTTGGTTCTTAAACTTGAACAGAAATTAAAACTGATTGAGTTGGGTCTTACTCTCGCATATGATACTAAAACAAACTATGAAGATATCTTTGCACAAACAAGAATGTGGGATTCTCTAATCTACAATTATTTGTTTGAGAGAAAGATTATTGTTCCACCAAAGAGTAACAACAGTAAAACGGCTGCGTTTGAAGGTGCATATGTTAAAGAAGTACAGGTCGGTAAACACGATTGGGTTGCTTCTTTTGACTTGAATAGTTTGTATCCACATTTGATGATGCAATACTCCATAAGTCCAGAAAATCTTGTGGATAAAAGTGATATTGATGAAAGAAAACGCAAAATAACTGAGGAGTTGAAGTTGAGAAATACTAAATAAGTAGG